TTAGGATCAATTGCTCCTTCGGGTTTATCCATTCTATAAAAATTTCCTAAATCACCCGATGCCATTAAATTAGGGTTTTGTTTATTAGTTAACATAAAATTTTTAAAATTTTGCACATTAAAATCTTTTCCTATTAATTCTGAAGGAGGCATTGGGTTTCTTGTAGGGTTATATTTTGATAAAGCATCATAAACTTCAAAACTAGATAAGTCGTCAGCATTTAAAAAATCTAAAGTAGATGTGTTAATTCCTTGAGATTCTAAATATCTTTTATAATCTCTTCTATTTTTTATTAAATTTTTTCTAGCTCCAGGAATTAGTAAACTTAAATTATAATTTTTTTTAGCGTTATATTTTAAAGCATCATCAAACCAATTAGTTTTGACGTTAGCAGCATTTCTAGCTGCAATTAAATCTTTTCTTCGTTTATCGGCTGCATCTCTTATTTGTTGTTCTTCAATAGTTCTAGCTTGTATTTCGTCTCTAACGTTTTGTTTTGTTCTAAATGGAGTAGAGCCATCACCTGCAGAACTTTCACCTTGAAATCCAAATTTAGACCCCACTTCATCTGCATAACTTTTACCACCAAGAGATTCTGCGAAAGACTCTGTTCCTGCATCAGCTCCACCACCTTTAAAACTTACTCTACCACCTTTATTAAAAGGCTTTAATTGCTTTATATAATCAGAGGCTTCTTCTTCACTATCAAATTCTATCAGTTCCGAACCACCAGGAACCATTACAGTAAATTTATTTCCTATCTTTATCATAAGTGGAGTCGTTGAATAATCTAAGTCAGTTTTTGTTGTAACCATTAGGGGGTCAAAATTAAAGTCGTCTTTTAATCCACTTTCTAATACACCTAATCCACCTAATCCACCACCCATACTTTTTTGAATTCTACTTCCATAGGTATCCGTCCAGTCTTTTGCAATTTCTGGTTCGTTAGCCCACAGGTATCGTCTTTGTTTTTCCGATTTAAATGGCACGGTTTAATCTCCTCCAGAATCAATAAAGTCCAATGCTTCGCTGTATATCTCTATCTGCAACATTTGAGGAAGATCATAGAATTCTTTTCCATATCTTTCTTGAGCTATATCTTCAGCTACCATTTGAGCTTTCCATCCTCTTGCTCCACCACCTGCCATCTTCATGGTTTCTTTTTCTTTAATTGTTTCAATTCCTTTAGGAGTATCTATTGTTTCTTTTAGTGTAGACTTTTCATCAAACATTTGATCTCCACCCGTATTCATAATTGCTGCTGGATCCATATCACCACCAAATTTAGCTGGCATTCTTTCAGTCATGCTCACTTGTTCTTCCATCATTCCTGGAGGCATTTGTGAAGCAATACCTTCTTGTTGTTGATCCATTCTTAATTGTTGTAAAATTTGTTTCCAAATTCCACTTTGATAAAATTTTTCAAAATTTTCAAATTGAATTTTTTGATCTGGGTCCATTCGTTCCCATATTTGAGCAGCCACTCGCATAGATTGTTTGTCTCCTGAACCTTGGCCCATTCGAACGTCTCCTCTATTATACTTGATACTAGGTGCTCCTGCTTCTATGGTTTCTGACATTTTTTCTTCAAACATATTAAATCTCCTAAGTTTAGTAGTTTACTTTGTTTTTGAAAACAAATCAAGAGCTGGCATAATTACCTTAACATCTCTTCGAACGTCTTCTTCAGGTATATTGGCAGCTTTTAAAGCTTCCTCATCTTTGTAAATTTCACCTGTTTTTTTGTTACTTATTGTTGTTATTATTTTATCTGGTTTTATTTCTTCCATTATGTTGTTACCTCTTTCTTAATGTTTAAATAGCTAACAGCTATATCAAATGAGTCTGCGCTGCCAGCTTTAATTGTAAGGGTTTTTCCACCCTCTACTATTAACGGTTGGGTTAATAATTCTTTAGTAGTATCAGCAGTTAAAGCTGCTGATTTAATAGTTGTAATAGAGTTATTTGTAACAATAGGACTAGGTGTACCAGCTGACGTTACTAAAATAGATTTAATAAGATACGTTTCATTAACTGTTGGGTTACCAGAACCAAAAGGATTTAGTTCTCCATTACTAGTATCATTATCTATTCCTACAAATTTATATTCGTTTACTACTGCCATTAATCTAAAAAGAAACTTCTAGCTTCTATCTCCTGTTTTAATTCGTGTTGAAATGTAGTGTTAAGTTTTTCTAACACAGCATCTAAATCTCTTACTAAAGATTGAGCTACATCTTCTTCATACTCTTTACTAGCTCGTGTTAATGCTTGTACAATTTTTGCCATTATCTTCTTCCTCCTGAATGTATATCTAATCTAAACGTACCTAATTTCCAATTAGCTCCTAACGTGGTACTACCAGCGGTATTGTTTGCAATTGTTAAAGCAATCGCTCTTCCTCTTGCTCGCGTGTCTAATTTTGTTGTGCTACTCGTAGTATTAAAAGGACCTAAAGGTGAGCTTGCTGCGCTATCATTAGGATAATTTCTTACATCTAATTGAACTACTGTAGTACCTGCTTGAGATATAAAATCTGGTATAATTCTACTAATTCTCATAATAAATTCTCCATCTCCTCTAAGGTCCGCAAGAGTTGTAGCAGCTCCTCTTATTACTTTTTGAGTAATATCGTAATCTCCTGAAGTAATGTTTGCCGGAATAGCGTATTCTGTTCCTCCTAATAAATAATTGACTCCTGTTTCATGTTCATAATAGACTGTGCTTCCTTCAGTATTTCCCTCTACATCAAAAGATGCATTATTACTTGCATCATAATTAGTTGCATGAGGTAAACCAAATACTGCTGAGTCTTGCCATGTAGTTCTTCTAAATAATGTACTAGCATTAGTATACCAAATAGGTCGTTGAGGTGTTGAATCTAAATAACTATAAAAAACAGATCTATCTACTACGTTAGAATTTTCAGTAGGATAAAACCACATTACTTCTCCAAACAAGTTGTTAATTCCACAATAAATTAATTGATTAGAAGTTGTATTTAAATCATTGTAAACATAATCTTCCACTAAACAATCCATGGATTCTAGTTTACCAGTGTATCTAAAGAAACCATTATCCGACATCCAATAAGCAGCTCCATCAACTTCTACTGCTGCATTCATTCCTATTAATCCACAGTTAGTACCTACTTGTTCATAAGCGAAAGTAAACGGAGTTCCTACAAAACGCATGGTAAATAATGAGGTATCTGTCCATACGTAAATTGCGTTCCTACCAAGTGTAGCTCCCATGATCCGTGATCCGGCGGCCAGTCTTTGTGTACCAGCACTATTGGTTGCTGTTGGTGTCCATGTATTTATATCTTCTTGAGAAGAAAATCTTATAAACATTTCATCTTGAGTTGCTATATTTCCAATTGTAGTTTCAGTTCCAAATAAAACTAAGTGACGATCAGGTGTTGATACTAACATATCTCTAGATGCAGTAGGTGCACCTGTAATAATAGTAGCACGTGTTGCTGTTGCATTTGTAGCATTTGAATCCCATTCAAAAACAGCACTATTGTGAATTAAAGCAATTAAAGTTCCACCTAAATTATCTAATGACCATAAACCAGGATCAGTTACTTTATCAGTGTTAGACGAGGCTGATCCCCATCCAGCCCAAGCTGGGCCTGAAGCATCATAAACTTTTGTACCCGTACTAAAAGCTTTTCCTGTGTCTCCGGGACATCCTGCTCCTCCGGTTCCTGTTCCAGTTCCAAGAACCCCTCTAGTAACTCCTGTAAGATCATTACCAGAAACTCCTGTGTAAGAAATTAATTCACTGGTAGCAACCGTTCCAATTGTGTTTCCAATGTAAGCATAATTAGTTCCTGAAGTTGGAAAACCTGTAGTGCTAGCTAGTGTAATACTTGTTCCACTTCCTCCTGTTCCAGCACAGTCAGCGCTTAGTGATCCATTTAATGTTGTTTGAGTAGAAGCTAAAACATTACCACCCCATAATGATATACCATAACCATAGGCTCCGACTTGCTCCGCTGGTCCTATATGGTAATATCTATAATAAGTTATTCCACCAGAAGTAGTTGCTCCACTTCCAGTTTCTACACTTGGCATTGTAATATTAAAATTATCTACATCTACCACGGATGTAACCATAAATTTCTTATCACAAAAATCTGTAGCTCCAAAATTAGAATTAGTTATTGCACTGAATGTACT